GTGTGGTTGCCCCCCTTTCGAGTGACGAAGATCACCCCCATTTTGGTCATATTTGTGAGTGACATCACATGATTTCACTTGACAAATGATGGATAGTATGCATGCGAGGTACGGCACACATAAATAGGCACACCTATTGTCTGGACAATGGGCGTGCTTATGGGTTGTGTGGTATGGTTCACACGCAGACAACTTGACAACGTTCTTGGGTTTGCATACTATTAATACATCAAGAACGGAACAGAAAGGAACCGAACAATGGAAACCAACGGCAAGTTCTACATGACAGACATGATCCGCAGCATGCTGAAGGGCATGCACTACCAGTTCAATGGCGAGCGGCTGAAGGTGATCACGAACAAGTACAAGTTTCACGTGCGGATGACCAAGGATGGCTTCAGGGTGATGGGGGCGAACAAGATGGTGTTCGTCAAGTCATTCACTGACGTTCTGAATCACATCAAGAGCCACGGCTGAGAGTTAAGGACCGGCTTAGGCCGGTCCTTAACTATTACCACATTATTAACTAGATAATCGTTTAATTATCACCGTGATCTAGTTAACAGATAATTGCGTTGACAACCAGAGAACGTTGATGCATTATTAATACATGAACGAGACAGCACTTACAGGTTGGACAAAGAGACACGACGGCACGTGGGAGGCGATGATCGACGGCATATCACATTTGATTGATCGGGACGGCAATATGTTTTACGTATATCGTTCACTTGGATGGGAACAGATTGATGTTGCACCATCGCTTATTGAAGCAATGGTCAAGGCAGAGAGGCATTAATCTTGGCTGAATTTAGTACTCTTTCAGATATTTTTGGTCGCGGCGCATGGACCCTGCTCAAGGAGATGGATGGAATTGAGGTGTTCAATGTCAATTCGGACGACAGATCGTGCTTCATAATGCTCGGGGGCCAGGAGTACAAGATTACGAGAGCCCATCATCGTAGGTGGCACGCGGTGACTACCGGGTATTGGCGGGCTTTTGGGTCTCAATGGGAGTTGTTGGCTTGGATTGGTGACCGGTTATGAAGCGGTCACATCATGGACTCCATTCAGCATCTAAGGTGTTGACTCACTGGAAGGTTTCTAATTTTATCACAGAATGTCTATTGAATGGATATCACATTGCCTATTATCATGATACCGGGAGGCTTCATTACTGGAAGGATGCTACGAACGAATATCACATCATGGCGACGGATTTGATTATTTCTTCAGAGACAGGATTAGGAATTGTCCAAGCAAATTATTCTAGAGCGAACCGGCGATAGTAATTGGTATATCAAGAACACTGACCACAACGACACACCAGAAAGGACTGCGGCTTGGGTTAAGTCGCTGAAGTGCAATGCGACAATTGAAGAGTAGACTGAGTCATGATACGCGCTTTGGACTTATGCGTCTAGGAGGGATTGTTGACGAAAATATTTATGATAATGATTTTGTTCGCATTTGGTTTGACGATGAAATGATGACTCTCTCCTGGAACGGCAACTTGTGGGCTTTGACTTACAAAGACAAGACCATATTGTCTCCAGAAGACAAATTACCACTTGCCGCTCGCTTTCTTCTTCTTAACTATATGGTTAAGCATAATGTTGTCGCTCAATAGTGTTAAACGTGAGTTGCGCTGCTACGGCATGCGTGAGGCTTATACGCCGGGCGGAGTGAACATTCTTTATTGTGGGGAGATCGCCATTCGATTGATTAACGATTACACAATTGAGACATGGAATTCGAGTGAAGCATCGAGTGGTACTATTCAATATTTTGATTCTATTTTCTTTAAAAACAATGCGATTTTAGAGATGGGCCTTGAAGGCCTAGGGGTGGTTTGATGTTTTATTTTAAAGACTACGTTACTAGATACAATATTGACAATCAATTGCCGCATTATAAAATCACTGCAAGAGATAATATTCTAGTGATAGATGGATTTGATTATCGCATACGCACTTACGGATGGCCCGACAATCGAGTGACTGTTGCCAACAAGATTACTGGCGTCAATACGATTAAGAGATTCGGTCCACGCGGGCGTGACAAATGTGAATCCTATCTCAGATCATGTTTAGAAATTTTGGGTGTTGAATTTCCCGAGGAGGAATGATGGCTATTTCATATAAGAAAGTGTGTGTTGAATTACTTGAGGCTATCAGCACTTTTAGTGAGGAAGATTCGGCGAAGATCAATGCGAAATTTGTTGCCGGAACATCCTGTATTTACGACAAGATGAAGGTGGAGTTTTCAACCCCCGAAGGCGAACATACGATCGAGAAGACTACTTCCGGCTGGGAGCACACTGTGGTGAAGGTCAGATCTGGAAGTGAGATCACGGATGTGATTTGAATACAGATATCCCCCGGAGTGGCTGGATGCTCCGGGGGATACCTGTGTCTTGGGTTAGGGGCGTTTCGCGTTCTTGCGATAGCGTTCCCATGCGGCCTGGGATACTGGACCCCAGACGCCGTCGTCCTCGACTCCGAGTGCTCGCTGGATTGCGGCGACTACTCGGTCGTGTGCGGCGTCGCTAGCGTCTCCCCACACACCGTCGGGGTTGGTTCCGACGACGGATTGTGTGTACTGGATTCCGTAGGGGAAGTGCCTCCCTGCCCATCCGCTGGCAGCGACGACGGCGTAGAGTCGCTTCTCGGTGTCGGGCCCCAGGATGTTGTCTGGGGTGGCGCCGATTGCGGTCTGGATTCCGGTGATGTTGCTGGTTCCGTCGCTGGTTCGGGCGACGGCGTAGTCGTCGACTAGGCGGATGCCGTAGACGATATCGTCCATGTCGCGCTGCTTGCTGGCGACGACACCGCCGTTGCCCTGGGGTCCGGAGTAGCCCCAGGACGTGTTTCCCTCGACGGTGTCGATCTTGTTGCCGTAGGGGGCGGTGACGGCGATTCCGATGTGGTCGGACTCGCCGTCGCCTTGCCAGTCGAAGGTGACGGCGTCGCCTGGGCGGACGTCCCACTTGCTGATGAGTACGCCGCGTGCACGAGCTTCGTTCTCGCGTCCGGGGACGTAGGCGGAGCGCCATGCGATGCCGACGGTGGAGAGGACCCAGGAGACGAACATGTCGCAGTAGGGGACGCCGCTGGCGGCGAACATGTCGTTGCCGACGGCGCGGGCGTACCATCGCCCGTACTTAGTACCATTCTCCTCGTCGGCCCATCGGCTGTAGCCGACTTCGCCTTTTGCGACGCGGATGATGTCTGCTCGCGTTGCCATTACCTGTCTCCTACTCGCGGGACGTTGTAGGCGGCGACTCCGAAGAATCCTGCGGTGATGAAGTTGATTGTGTCGATGTAGGATCCTTCGATGACTCGCATGGCGCTGAGTGCTACGAGGATTCCGAAGCACGCACAGTAGGCGTAGAAGCGGACCTTGGGGTCAATGCCCTTAGACGGGGCTTCGTGCTCACCCATTATTTTTCTCCTTGAGGTAGGAAAGGATTTCTTTCAACTGGCGGTTTTGCGCGTCTATGGTAGATCCGCCATGATTTGGTTTGACGTGGTACTGCACGTCTTTGAGTTTATCCTCGATATCATCTAGTCGCGCCACGACACCCGGCTTATCGGGAGTTCCTTCCCATGCCGCAAGCATTACGGAGAGGTGATCTAAAAATCGGGTAAATCGATACACGAACTTTCCAACAATGGTAGTCAAGGTTATGATCCCGACTATAACGGCCACATCTAGCGTTTGAGGTAGATTAATCATCGGACAAAGATTTCTGCGAACATGTTGCGGGTTTCTGGCGAGTCAGAGAAAAGGCGTCCTTTTCGATACGTACTCCTCATGATTGACAATACTTTGTCGCCATACATAAGCAGTCTCTCTCCTTCTCGCAAGTCTGTGACCTTATAGGCCCATCTTACCCGATCCCCCTTGGGTTGTCTCCTCTGGGCGAACCACGTGGCGCCGTCGATCCAGATGGAGACCTCGCCGTCGGGGCAACGAAGGCTGAAGGCGTATCGCGCTTTTCCAGACTTTTTCATGACGAAGTCGTCGTAGTTGTCTGCGAACTTGTTGCTGATTGCATACTCAGCATAGTCCTCAGCATAGTTTGTAATGAATGACCCGAACCGGGTGTGCGCCACTTCCGACTGAAATTGCTCACTGTCAACAAAGTCGGTGACAATGAATCCGTCTGCATGGCGGGAAACGCCTTCAACAGGCTCGATATGAAAGCGGATGAAGTAGGGGTTCATGATGGACACAGAGTTTGAGAGCATGAGGCACCGAACCCTGTCCTGATAGCGGTCTACCGTTGAGTAGAAATCCATGAACACTTTCGCCTCATCGGGCAGATATCTTAGTGACCCTTTATCAATGATAAACTCATCAAAGATGATTGTGTAGACGTTGGGGTACGCGATCGACTTGTTAGCCTGCGCCGTAGACAGAGGAATGAAGTAACCAATCGTCTCCCACTTTTTACCCACCTTGCGCTGGGCGAACTGTCCCTCAACGCGAAACTCTTCATCAGGAAACTCTGACTGAATGTCAGCGAAGAACGAGTTGCGCCCTTTTAGTTCCGTCTTGTAGCGTCGAAGGTAGATGAATTGCTGTCCCCTGTTGATCGCATTCTTGATAACGATTTTCTTAGCACCATAGGTCTTACCCAGGCCGCGAGCACCCATAATCATATTGAAGACGCCCGCGTATGAGAGCACCTTCGAGAACGAATAATAACTGAATTTCTTTTTCAATCGTGTCTCCTTACCGTCCACCACCGAGTACCGGCAAGGCGATCGATGCTAGTGATTACAGGTCCATAATAAGGGTTCCCTCCGTGCCCAATCAAACGATTGGAGTCCACAACCATTTCTACGTGATCGGTCTCGGGATAGTAGGATCCCGTAGACCGCCAAGCCATGACGATCATATCGCCAGGTCTCAGCATGGCACGCTGCGCGGCCGTCATGGCACCGCTACCGCGGGGCATGACCTCTCTCCCACGGTTGTACTGGTCGCCCGTCCACGTGCCCACGAATGTCCCTGACGTGTCCTTGTAGGCCCGGTAGATCGTGGATGAGCAGTCACCGAAACCCGAGTTGTCGGGGTCCAGGCGGCCTGGCGCCTGCCGGTACCCGAATTTCCCGATCCGGGACATCATCCACTTCAGAGCCTTCGCTCCCTTGGACCCGTCGCCGCCCCCACCAGGGTCGCCGCCGGGGTTGGGCGCAGCTGCACTTCCCTCGTTGAATCCGAGCGCGTGGGCGTTGTTCCACGCGCCCGAGACGATCTCCTGGACCTTGGCCTCGGAATTGCCCATATCCATTTTCCAGAGATTGATGCCCACCGGGGTTCCCACCGAGGTTCCGAAGCGCGTGCGTAGCCATACCAGGTTTGAGTTGTCGAGCAGCAAGTATCCAACGCCCGGCCCAACAACGAGGCTGGCGAAGTTGGACTGTGATGCCCTGCCACCATTGCCGTCAGGTGTGGTAGTGCTGCTGGATCCACCACTACCAACACCACTGGTATCCTTTGACTTGATGATGTTGTACGCGGTGTTGTAACGCGTGCTGTACACACCTAGCACGGCGTCTGATAGGATGGCGGACTTCATTCCATCGAGATTTGTTCCGCCAACGCGATTCGCGATTCGCATCGCCCGCTGTGGAGACTGGTGGTAGGCGACGGCCCACAGGATGAATGTCTCGGTGTTGGTGTCGGGGTTGATTCCGTACTTGAGCGCCATGTTTCTATAGGTGCTGTTGGCGTCAAAGATTAGTTGGTTGTCCTGGATGTTGCGGTTATTAAGTAGGAACGGCTTGAGTGCGTCACCGAAGTTTCTGGGCAGATAATAGGTATTCCAGAACGCGTCACTCTCATTGTGTGCGTTCATGATGTTTCGGAAGTCTTGTGGCAGAGCCCCATATCCCGCAGAGTCAACATTTTTCATCTTGTTGATTAGTGCCGCAGCGCGAGTACCATACCACTGCCCAATTCCCACAGTGATTGGATCGTTGTAGTTGATTGCGGCATAGTTCATAGACGACTCGACAGTGCCGATCGCTTTGACCCACACTTTTCGCATGGTTTCATCCCAGGCCATTTATCCTCCTAGATAGACGTCTGCCCCCATTTTACCATGGGGGCAGACGTGCTCGTTAGAAGATGGAATACGATGCGTCAATTGCTAGCCGGGTCCCCGCGGGAATGTCCTTTAAGGCAATGACGTTGCCATTGTGGTTGACATTCCCTCGGAACGCCGTGGAGTCCTGCCACATCGTCACGTAAAAGTTCGTGTACGGGCGAGCCCACGCGGGAAGCCTGAACAGGACCTCACCATTAGTGACGCTACCGACCTCGAATGTTGCATGGATGGTGACGTCGTCACGCTCCCGTCGACAGACGGCGTAGAGGAAATTGTTCTGTCGCACGTTATCGAGATTTGCGAGCCCCGTAATGTCCTCCCAACCGTAATTGACCCAACCGGAGCCACCCCGAAGCCAGGCATCAAATTGCTGCTGGGCGTACTTGTAACCCGCCGGAGTGAAGTGAACATTCATGTCGGGCGTGAAGAACTTAGCCTCCTGACCGTTATGGAACCATGAGCGAGACCCTTCACAGACAACCGCTCCGTGCGGGGTGGCAAGTCGCTTGATCGCATTCGTGGTTGAGGCGCAACGGCGGGCGATATTGAAGTCATTGTTTGCGTCGCACTCATTATAGAGTGCGGGCAGAACAATAATATCCTTACAGTTCGGGAACGCCTCCTTCAGTTTCTGCATGAACCGCTCAAATGGCTGGCTGATATCACGTCCGGTTCGGATATCGTAGATGAGGTCGATGATGTAGCAGCGCCCCGTCAGGCCTCGCTGAAACTCACTAATCTGGGTCGCAGCATTATTGAGCATGGTAAGAAAGTTGTTGTCATCGTTTGAGGTGAACCCACCACCATTTGATGCGTAGTTGTGAGGGATCTCCCCCTTGCTCCTACACCAATCATCCCACGTCCCGTTGGCATATCCAGTAAGGATCGCGTTAGACGAACCAAGGATAAGCGTGTGGGGATACTTGCTAACCCTGTTTACAATGCTGTTGGACTCAAGGTCATTTAGCCGCCGATCAGCGTTCGCCTTGTTACTGTTAACCGACGAACGGACCGTCGTCAGTTCATCCAGCACATCCTGCATTCCCTGACTGCTGGCGACGGCTATCTGTGATCCGTCCTTGGCAGTCGTAGTGAAGAACTTGCCAGACGGATGCTTCTCAAACTTTTCAACTAAAAGAGACTTGAGGAATGCGTCGGTCTGCTTATCGAGTTCCTTTAGCGCATTCTTGAACGACGTCTGTTGTGTATCAAATACGTCTCGATTGCTGGCTACGAACTCCTTCACTTTTTCGTTGAACTCGGCGACCAGACGCCTCTCCTCCTCTCCGAACTCGTTGACATACTCAACAATATCGGAGATGACCTCACGTAACCTGGAGAGAACTTCATAGTACGTGAGCCCATCTCCGTAGGTGAACGGCGTCACGTTATTAATGTTGACGGTGTTAATGAGATAATTGGCCTCCTCCATTCTCTTATAGATCTGTAGCCAGCGGCGAGACTTGTCGGCAATAGGCATTTTTACTCCTAATACATCCCATAGTTGAGGTAGTGGCGAGTGCGGGGCTGGGCATTGTCCCAGATGCCCATAAACAGGTCGGACAGTTCTGCGATAACAAAGTCGTCCACATTCACGAGAGTGTTTCGATAGCGAGCGATCTGCTCCCCCTTACCCATATTGTATCCCGTGGAAAGGGAGTGCTGGTTGTTCCGGTAGTCGTTGGTTCCGGTACTGCTCGACGTCGAGGTCGTCGTGTTCGTGCTATTGCCCTTGGTGGATGCGTCGCTGATGGACGTCGCATAGTCCCCGTCCCCTGCTAGGCGGCTCTGAGGGGTGTCGGACCCCACTGTACGGCCCGTGGAGTTGGTAGTGCCGGAGCCATTGCTGTCCTGCCGGTTCGTCCCACTGTTCTGCGACCTCCCGTCCTGAGAGGTCTCATTGACGCGGCGCCCACCATCCAGCGGATCGTTGTTGAGGAGCTCGGCCTCATACATGCGATTGTACCGAGGCATGATGCGCTCCATCTTCAACTTGAGTCGCCAGATGAAAATATCTGGTGTCTCGTGTGCGATCTCTTGGAGCCAGTACTCTCGTTTAATGCGATCGTTAAGGACCTTGCGATAGTCCTCATTAAAAATGGGGTAGTCGTCAAGGCCAATGTGGTCTCCGGTTACTTTAACAACGTCTTTAAGACGCATTGTGAACTGTGCGGGCACTACTCTTCTCCTCCCTCATCGTAGGTGGTCAGGTTCTGTACGGCCAGATAGTCCTCCATATTCGGGGCGGCACTGTCGTCGACCGCCCATTCGCATGAGATCTGTAGTCCAAACTTTTCGTTTATCTGCTCGCAAGCCAACTGACGGGGCTTCATGAATGACTCGCGCGACGCAAGGACCTGCCCCGAGTTTCCCGCCGCCTCCTCGACAACCATGCGCTCGCGCTTCTCACTGTTGACGTTCATGATTCCGAGCATCGTCAGAGCCTCGCCCCATATCTTGGCCTTGGACTCCATGTGCTTGATGCTAGAAACGGCGCCCGCGCCCGCGTTCTGGTTGAGCGGAAAGACTCCGATCATGCTGGCAAGATTATCGACAGCCAAATTTTCGGTCCCCCACACAACGGGTTCACCATCGTAAATCTTACTAATCAAATTTTGTACAGTCAGCCTCTGGTCCTGACTGCACGCAACAATCATCGGATTGCGCTCATTAAGCAAGTCAATCTCGATAGTGCGGTCAATCTGGGCGAGGCGCGCGGCGTAGGAGAGCACAACATCAATCTCAGGCACCCTAATCTGGTTCCCCCAGATACAGACGGACTCGCTGGCGGGCACGTCGCGCGAATAGACTCCATTTCGCGTCACCCGATAGCCAGTGGGATTGTCCTGGATGTCCAGTGGTCCAGAGATTGTTGCAGGCATTGCCATGAACATCTCAAAGAATGAGTCGTAGTAAAACACACTGTACCCATTATTGAAGATAGTTGTCTCAATGAAGCGCGGATCGATCCCGTTGGGTAGACCTTCCCAAGTGAACCTAGAAATGCACTTTCCCATCAATTGGCGTCTGTACATATACTCCAGCGCCGCCTGACGGTTCTCAGATGTGGATGGCTTTGCAGCCATCACCTCACGATAGACGGTATTCTTGACATAGTCTCTTTTAGGCAATCAAACTCACCTGATTCGTCTTGTCGATCCGATTGTTCCTGATGTTGATTGTACCAATCCGTTGGGGCGATCGCCACAAAGTCACACCCTTTTCAAAGATGCCCCTCACGGTCCCCTTGAAGGTCTCAGGGATGTCCGCCCGCTCCAAATAGCACTCGGCCAGTTTCCAGTACGTGAACTCGCTCATCAAAGAAAGACGGCTTGGCATCTTGATCCACGTGTTCATCGCGTACCCGTAGCGCAACCAGTAGTCGCCAACACGACGAATAGCCGCGTCGGAGAGCAGTCGCACGCGACAATCGATCACCAAGCCGTTAGAGACCATCGCCGCTACAGTTCCCGCTGTCTGCCCAATAACAGCAGGCGGAATGACCTGCATGTCTTGCTGCTGCCCATTAATGCTGGCGATTGCTGCCTCATAGTCGCCATTTGCAGCGAACTGTGCAAGGTCATAGTTTGTGTCCCGAACCGCGCGCTGCTGCGTCTGGGAGATCTGTGAGGCGCCGCTGGCCAACTGATTCTGGATGTTCGCCGTCGACTGCGCCTGCGAGTTCTGGATCATCGCACTGATTCCCGCTGTGGCCGCTTGACCAATGCCCGCGCCCACGGCCTGCCCATTGAGCCCAATGGCGCCTCCGAGAGCCGTCATTCCACCCTGCACCGCCTGGACGGTAGCTCGCATGTTATTGTAGCGAGACTGTGAGTCGGCCATTGCAGAGTTACCCCACATAGTATTCTCGGCGCCTGCCTGGGTTGCAGCAATCCCCGCGTTAGCAATGTCGCGAGACGCTACAGCACTACGCTGAGCACGACGCTGCTGCCACTTAGCAGAGTTGATCTGTGCCGCAATCGTGTGAGCATTCGAGGCCAGATTATTGAGTCCTGAGTTATTGAGCACTGAGAATGTGGGAAGTGAGGTGTACCCGGTAACCAGATCCCACTCCTCACCGTACTCATCCTCCTCATGGGTGCTTGGACCGACAAGGCGCTTGGAGGCCCATTTGTTGTTGTAGTCCTTGATTGTGAACATTAATTGGGGGTTGGGCGGAACGACATGCCCATACTGCAGGAGCCCGATACCGGTAGTCATAAGCGACTCCGGGCGAAGTTCAACAGGATTTCCCGTGTAGGTCGTGAGCTCAAGGATGCAGTAGGGGGCGGTCATGAACTTACGAAGTTCCTGATACGCCTTCGGTAGCATGCTCATGATCTCCTTTCGGAAATCATGATTAGTCAACGGAAAAGCACGGTTGACATAGACGTCGCCAGTGCCGACCTTGTACCAACTCACACTCCCGATTCGCGTCGCGTTTGCGGGATTCTTGGACACCACGCCCTTCGGCACGATAGTCACGGAGCCAATGCCCTGGGCGACCCACGGGTACGCGGAGAGCGCTGAAAGCCCTTCGAGATAGTCGTTGCGCGACGTGACCCACACACTGGCTGAGTTGGGGAGACCCTCAGCCTTTGACCCATTAGCCATTTTGAACCGTGGGCTCGCAAGGTTCCCCCACTCTGCTGCAAGGTCAATGGTGCTGGTGATAACGACGTCATAGTCACCATTGAAGACATCGGCAATCACGCGCCGGTATGAGCGAATGACCTGGTGCTCGCCCCCGACGTCGAGGCCTTCGGGCTGAGCGAGCCATTCACGGCCGTTGTCGTTGAAACTGTCAATGGCAGTGATCCCCATGTGTCCACGCTCAAGGTAGCACCGTCCAAACTTAACGCGCTGATAGTATGTTGACCAGACGTCGAGTTGAAGTGTTAACTGCGTAGTGTTAGGTGCTATGTAGTCCACGCTAGTGATGAAGTAGAAGAAGGCGTGAGGCGTGTAGCCCTCAAAATTCTTCGAGTCAATTGGGCGGCCTGGGTTCTCAACCATTACGTAGTTATACTGGTTCGCCTTAGTGAAAGGCGTAGAGATGCGAATCGGCTTGCCTTGAGCAAGGTATGTTAGTTGATTTATCTCGACCTTGTTAACCTTATTGAATGACTTAACATACTGATAAGGCGTCCAGCCGTAAGCGTCCCAGTCAATAATGTCACGATAAGTATTATCAAACGGCACGTTACACATAGTAATAACACTGCCTGCAGACCACACCGAGTAATCAAACGACAATCCTGCATTAGTCTCTGGTGGATCACCATAAATCTGTGTCATATCTCCTCCATTAACAGTAAAACCCCCACCGTCCCGGAGGATAGTGGGGGTGGTTACTGACTCAGTATATCATGCCTGAATCTGGATTGAAATCTCTTTCTTGACGGGCTTAGTGCCGCCCGGAGCAGACTTCGTGTCAACGGAGACCCCGAGCGTTGGGTACCCGTTCTTCTCGTCGGTCCCGATAGTCAGGACGCCGTCGTTAGAGATCTTTGTAGCCTTGCTGGTCATATTCTTGATGTACCAGTCGGTAGCGTATCCCTTGTTGGCGGGCGGGGTCTTCCAGACGATCTTCGCCTGCCGGACGGCGCCCGGCTTCATCACACTACTGTGTGTCCCGTCCTGGTTGAGCGTCTGAATCGTGTCGATCTCAGCGTTCGTCTCGTCGGCCGGAACGACGATCTTCGTGCTCTCCTTCGTCCCAAACGCAATCGCGGGAGTAAACGGAGAGGCCGAAATCAGTGACCAGTGGTGCAGCCAGTAGTTGTCATAAAGCCCCTCGGGGTTCTGAATGGAGCGGTTCTCCAGGAGGACATCCTTAATCAGTAGGAACTCACGAGTGGTCAGGATCGCACTGACGTCCTTGAGCCCGAGAGCCTCATTTGGAACGGTGATGATGTGCGACGGAGCCTCCGCGTCCTGGCGGTTGAACGCAGCGGACAGTGAGGTGACGTCGACGTTGGCCTTGAACTCGGGCGTCGCAATGAGAACGAGATTCTCGGGGCGAGCGAACGAGTGAACTGCCGCCGCATTGTATGCAGGAGTAGGGTAGCGCATCTTGTCTGCAGCCACGCGGAGCGCCTTAAGAGCTGCGTCCGTGTGCGTCTTGTCTGCGTCAAAGACATTCAGGTCGGGGATCTGAATACGATGGAACCCGTGCTTCTCATCATAGGTCCGGAACAGAGAGCAGATGGTCAGGAACTCGGACCACTCATCCGAGGACGCAGCGACACTCATAGTCTGAGACAGCATCTCAGACAGCCCCGTGTCACTCAGGAAGGCGCGGCGGAGAACGTCTCGGTTGAAGGTGACCTTGAACTTTTCCTTGCGGTTAATCGTGTGGAAGGCGCTGTAGGCCGGCGGTCGTGCCTGGCCGAAGACGTCCTTCTCCAGGTAGTCGCGATTCTCGTCGTAGATAGTGGGCTTGATGAAGTCCATGTGCACCTCTTCGATGGTGTCACCGAAATTCATCATGCCGTCCTTGAAGACAGCCAAGGGGTTGCGCCAAGAAATATCGCGCACAACCGTGGATCCGATCCGGTTAATCAGTGCTGACATGAACTCGTTTCGAGAAACATTGTCAGACATGATTCCCTGAATGGTCTCCTGGATATTAGCCTTAGTGGCCTCGGGAACCATCTCCTGGTAGTCCCTACGCGCATCCGAACGAATCGCGTTAAGCATATCGACGTTTGAGACGTCATCTCGCAAGCGGGGCATAATTACTTCCTCGTGAATAGATCTGAAATTGACTTAGGCTTCCAGTTCCCATCAGGAACCGATGAGTCAGGATTGTCCCCAGATGAGAAAAGACCTGAAAGACCTGCGAGAGTCTTCCCAGTGCTCTTTACGGCATCTGTGTCAATCCCCATTTCCTTAATTGTAGCACTACCAGCATCCTTCAGGGCAGTGCCAGCAAGATTAGCAGCAGCTCCGCCGACCTCACCAATGCCCTGGGCCACAGCCTTAGCGTCATCCGCCGTCGACGCCACGGCCGCCTTAACATCATCCGCAGTCATCTCCTTGCTAGCGGGAACGTCGTCGCCCGCAAACGGGTTACCTGACTCGCGGTCAGTAGGAGTAAGCATTCCTGAGAGGCGTCCCTCGAGTTCGCCCTGAAGCGCGGTGATCTTGTCCCCGAAAACGCTCGCCAGGTGATCCCAGGCGGCCTTCGTATCCTTGAAGGGATCCGCATCCTTCTCAGGGTTAGGGTCGCCACCCATCATGTTTCGATCGGACGGAGACACGGCCTTGTTATCACCATCAGAATCGCCCGGATCATAAACATTAGACTCGGGCAGACCCATCTCCTTCTTCTGTTCAGACGAAAGATGTGCTGTGTCTCGATTCATCTGCTGAGCACGCTCTTGCTGATACTTCGGATCGGCAAGTTTGTCGCCAGTAACACCCGTTACGGGAACGCGCGACTTGTCGGGCTTGCTCTCAAGATTCTTCTTGGTCTGTTCCTGGGTTCGCTTGGCGTCCTCAGCAACATTTCCTGTCCCCTTATACTTATCAGCCTTTCCCATTTCTTCTCCTAATAGTGTGGTAGGCTAGGGACTTACGTTCCTAGCCTACCATTTTTACCC